CATTCTTTAGTAGGTCCTACAGTTTCCCAAGTTACAGCCAGTACATCCTCAGCATCATCTGGCAGGGCATATGTAGATACGGCTGGATTGAATGTAAATGTGGTAGATTGAATAGTCCATAATTTTGGAAAGACAGAATTAATTGTATCGTTAATTGCTTTTTTAATATTTACTCTTGGGAATGTAGGCGATAATGTAACCTGAGCATACTGAGCGTGTGGGGCTGGAGAGGTATTAGAATATCCTCTACCAAAACCTGGGATAACGTTTAATGTGCTAGAAGTTTTATCGAAAGAATCAATCCAGATAAGTTCGTCATCAATTTCAATAATACCTTTTGCAAGGTTAGAGGATGAACCAATTTGAATAGCAGTACCAGTAGTTGTTAACCCGCTAGTATTGGCTAGATAAGTAATGCGGTCTTGACGCATTGTATAACCAGCAAGGTTAGACCTTACTTCATCAATCATATCTTTAAGCGTTGCCATTATTCTCCTCTAGTATTGTTTCTTGAATTTCCTCAACCGCAACAGCCTGATAAACAGGTTCAGTAATACTTTCAATCTCTGTGCGATTGGTTTCTACATACTCACCCTGACCGCAGATATTGCACTTAGTAACTACCTGAGCATCTTCATTATTGCGAGTTTCAACATAGTAATGAGAGCAACACTCTGAACTGTATTCGTATTTAATAGCCATTAGAACTCCTTAGTAGTAAATATAAACAACGCCGTTACCGCCTGAACCAGCAGTACCACCAGTAGAGGCACCGCCTCCACCGCCTCCGCCTGAGCCACCATTACCGCCATTGTTTGCAGAAGCATTTGCGCCAACAGAAGTAAATCCTGCTCCGCCTCCGCCTCCGCCAAAACCTGTTCCTGTTCCTGATGAACCAGTTCCGCCAGCGTAGAAATCACCAGTACCGCCAGCACCACCTGTGCCTGTTCCTGCTGTTCCTACTGCTCCGCCTCCACCACAAATAAGTCCACGACCACCAGCAGTTCCAGTTTGACTACCAGTAACTGTTGCTGAACCTGAACCACCACCAGAACAAACTCCTGCTGTGCCTGAGCCACCACCGCTTGCATAACCAATAACATTTGAAGTAGCCGCAGGTGCGCCTGTATAAGAAACTGTAGAGGTTGTTAGTGATGCAGTTGTTGCTCCGCCACCTGCGCCACCGCTAATACTGTTTGCAGCGCCAGCACCGCCACCTGCCATCACCATTCCGTAAATAGATGAACCACCGTTGTTACCAGCAGCCGCAGATGATGAACCAGTACCGCCAGTTCCAACAGTTACAGAAGTTGAAATATAAGTCCAGCCAGCAGAATATCCGCCTGCTCCACCGCCTCCACCGCCACCAGTTGCCTGTGATGAACCTGCACCACCACCACCAATTACGATTGCATAAACTCTTTGAATACCAGTAGGAATATCTGTGATTGATGTTGTTCCTGTTGCAGTAATTGTGCGTTGCAGTTTAAGTCCATAAGGTGAATCGGTAAATTGTGAATTGCTATAAATTGATGCGCTCATAATAGTTCCATTCTAGTAGAAAAGATAAAGTATTCCTGCGCCGCCCGTACCACCCGTAGGACCACCACCACCTGCGCCACCGCCAAGACCGCCTAAACCGCCAGTTGTACCTGATGCAGCATTGCCGTTACCTGCTATTCCTGCTCCACCTCCACCTGCACCATTTGTTCCAGTGCCAGTAGAGCCGTTACCACCTGTGGTTACTACTCCAGTTAAAATATTAATTCCATTGCCACCTTTACCGCCTATGCGCGTGCCTGTTGTTGTAGATGCTGCACCGCCACCGCCACCAGTAAGACCATTGCCACCCGCACCGCCTGTATTTGTTCCACTTCCTGAAGTACTGCAAACACCACCACCGCCGCCTGAAATTCCATCACCACCTGCTCCACCTGTTGCGTTAATGTTTGTTCCACCGCCGCCACCAGCGCCACTACCTTGGTTGCCTTTTGTTCCTGCATTTACAGCTGTTAAAGCACCTCCTGGAATTCCCCAGTAATTTACACCACCAGTATATCCAACAGCTGCAGCAGTTCCTCCCCCAGCGCCACCACCTAAACTTCCATTTGTATTATTACCACCACCTGCAATAATATTTCCGTAACGAGTATATCCACCACTTACACCAAATCCACCAGTACCAACAATGCAACTAGAAGTTGCAATAGTCCAACCCCAAGCTACGCCACCTGCACCACCACCACCTTGACCGCCAGCAGTATAATTTCCAGTAGCACCACCGCCAACGGCTATTGCGTAAACAAATGTAACTCCACTAGGAATTGTTACTGATGTGGTTCCTGCGTTAATTGTTTGTTGTAACCGTAATCCGTATGGGAGAATAAAATGAGTATTTGCAAATGGAGTTACGGAAGCACTTTGCATACCAGTAGATACTGGATTGCCAGCTTGACCTTTGCGGTTTGGGTTCATAATTATCTCCTAGTAAAACAAATAAAGTATTCCATCGCCGCCAACACCAAAACCACTAAGACCAGCACCACCACCACCGCCACCAAGTCCACCTGAGCCACCAGTATTACCTACTGGACTAAAACCATTTCCAGCAATTCCTGCACCGCCTCCACCACCACCAATATATGCACCAGTTCCTGTGCCGCCAGTAGTAATTGCACCAGTTAAGATATTTACTCCATTGCCACCATTACCATTTGTGGCAACAGTTGATACAGATGCTTTACCACCACCACCGCCGACTAAACCTGAACCGCCATTACCAGAGATAGCATTTCCTGGGTTAGCAACTGTATGTCCACAACCACCTGCACCTGAAATTCCATCACCACCATTAGAAGAAGCAACTCCGGCAGTTGATGAGCGTATACCACAACCAGCACCAGCACCACTTCCACCTGCTGCTAAGGTAGCAGTTGCATTACCGCCTGGTATTCCCCAATAATTTGTTGAGCCTGACCTAGTAAAAAAACCACCAGCACCACCGAGAAATCCTGCTACACCTGTGTTAGAACCGCCACCACCACCTGCAATAATGTTTCCATAGCGGGTATAGTTACCAGCACCATTTGTAGCGCCAGTACCAACTACGCAACTAGAAGTTGCAATAGTCCAACCCCAAGCAACTCCACCACCACCACCACCATCTGCGTTACCGCTACTACCGCCGCCGCCAACTGCAATTGCATAAACAAAAGTTATGCCTGTTGGGATAGTTACCGAGGTTGTACCAGCATTAACGGTTTGTTTAAGTTGTAAGCCATAAGGTAAAATAAAATGTGTATTAGAAAAAGGTGTATCTTCATCGCCACGCATTTGTCCTGATACTGGACCAGCAACTTGTCCTCTGCGACTTGGATTAGCCACTAGGAAATCCTGTTGATATATCCTGAAATTGTAATAACGGAAGCAGTTGCGGCAAATGCTGCAACTGTATTAGCTGCTGAGCCTGTACCGGTAAGCGGAAGTCCTGCAACGATTAACACATCACCTGATTGTGGAGCTAAGGTGATTGGCTTTGCGTGTTGCACTGATCCAGTTCCACCAAATTGCACTGTAAGTAATACTGGTGATGAAGAAGTATTATTTGCATACAACCAAACTTCGTCAATTATAGATGATGAAGTTCCTGTTGAGTGGATAGTTGTACCAGTAGAAGCAGTTTGGACAACTGTTATTGGTTGACCTTGTGTTGAACCTGAAAGAAGTGTCTTTGTATATGTGGCCATTTTTTATCCTTATCCAAATACTTGCATTGAAATTACGGCTTGGTCTGTATCATAAACTGCTGCACCAGTAGGACCTGTCGAACCTGTAGGTCCAGTAACTGTAGAAGCTGCACCTGTAGGTCCTGTTGGTCCAGTTACGGTACTTGCTGCACCAGTTGGTCCTGTTGGTCCAGTTACGGTACTTGCTGCACCAGTTGGTCCTGTTGGACCGGTAACTGTAGAAGCTGCACCTGTTGGTCCAGTAGGACCTGTAGGACCAACCAAACCAGATGAAATAACTGCTAAGAAAACAACATGGTTGTTTGAGAAACCAGTTGTGCCAGTACCACCTGAAGAAATTAAAGAAACCGCAATAGTATCGTAACCAGTTTGCTCAGATGGTATTGCAGTAACTGTCCATTTTTGAAAGTTTGCAGAATCATTTGCATCTTGCACAATAATATTGTCATTTGCTTTTAACAAATGTATAAAGATGTTTATGTCGTAATTACTTTTATCAAGATGGCTTACGTTAAGAGCAGTTGCACTTGTTTGTGTTGCATTGTTGTAAATAATAAATCCGTTGCCAGGATCACCACTTGTTTTTGTCGTCTTAATTTTGTAGTCATAAAAACTACTTGATTGTCCTTGCGCACCAGTTGGCCCTGTTGGTCCAGTTACGGTTGAATCTGCACCTGTTGGTCCAGTTGCACCAGTTGGACCTGTTGGGCCAGTAACGGTTGAAGCTGCACCTGTAGGACCTGTTGGACCACTTGCACCGGTTGGACCAGTAACGGTAGAGGCTGCTCCAGTTGGTCCTGTTGGACCTGTTGCACCAATTGAACCAGTAGGACCTGTTGAACCTGTAGGTCCAGTAACAGTTGAAGCTGCGCCAGTCGGACCTGTCGGACCAGTTACTGTTGAAGCTGCGCCAGTTGGTCCTGTTGGTCCAGTAGGACCTGTTGTAAGAGAAATTGTTGCAATGCTTGTATCAACAGCATCAAGTCTAGCCTTTACAGAAGCCTTTGATCCTTTTGGATTTGTTCCTAATTCTGTTTCTATTGCTTCAACTGCATCGTTTGTATTTGCATGTTGAGTTGCATGTGGAACGGTGGCAGAATCTAAATAATCTGTAGCGGTTGGATTATTAAAGTTATCAATGCCGCCAGGATATTGGGTTGCCACTGTGCCTCCTTATATTTAATAGGGCAAGAAGACCAACCGACAGGGGGGACAATTAGTCTTCTTGCTTTAATTCTTTTGATTCTATTGCAGCATCACGAAATATTTTATGATGTCTTTGATCTAACCAAAAATTCTTATTATGAGCTGAAATTGCCCCCGTGTGTGCGTGCATAGGAATACCTAAAGAAGCTAGACGTTTTGAGAATAAAAGGTCTTCGCCAAACCATCTACCACCAATTGCTCCGTCAACAAACCAAGCCCAATCTTTGCCTTGATTTTCAGTTGCTTTTTCTTGTAATTCTAAAAGGACATTTCTATGAATCAACATTATGCCAGTGCCAGATGCATCAATTTTAATAACTTTATTTATTGGATAATCATCAATTGCTTGCAATCCGGAGTCTGGTAAATCTCTATAAATTACAGGAACTGGACGCAATGAATTATCATCGCCAAAAAATGCTGCAAAAACTAATCCAGATAAAACTGGTCGATCTTTTTCATCTGCAGCTTCTATTAATTTGTCCCAAGTGTCTAATTCTAAGCGCTGATCTGAATCTATCATTAAAAGCCATGCTGCATTAGTTTCATTTATAAAGTTTTTAACAAGTAAGTTTCTAGACCTAGTAAGTAATCCAATATTAGAAACTTGTATAAAAGAATCAAATCTATTTGTTCTTTTTCCTCTAATTTGCAATAAATCTATTACTAAATTGGCATCAACTGATCCATCATTTACCATGCCAACAACAACTTTATCTTTTGATTTCATCGCGTTTCAGCATTAATCTGTAAAGCAGTTGTTTCAATTTTTGTTTCTTTAAGTTCTTTTATTAAATCATCTAAAGCAGAAATGCCTTTATTTTCAACAATTTCTCTAGCAGATTCTAAACCTTCGAGAAAAAATGATTGCATAAATCCCCCTTTTGCTTAATTATTGCATTGCAGTGCTGATCTTATATTAAATAGGACCAGCACTGCAATTAGGTTAATTAGTAACCTGAAGGTGCAACAGTACCGGTACCAGCAATTGTGGTAACAGACTTATTGAAGCGGTGTGCTAGAGCAGCGTATCCGTATACTTGGAAGCGAACAGTTAAGTTAGCTGAAAGTACATCTGGAAGTACGCGAGTCTTTACACCTGATTCTAATAGGTAAGAGTCAGAGAATTTACCTAGAAGAATTGGAGATTGGTTAGTAGCAGCGCCGTAAGTCTTAGGTAGTGTTGCGTCAACAAATACCTTAACTCCGTGCATTGTTCCAACAAGTCCCTTTGCAGATCCTGGAGCACTTACTACTCCGTTTGCATTAAATGGACCTGCAGCAACTGGTACTACAAGTGGACGTGATTGTGAGTCAACTTGTGACATAAACCAGTACCATGTTGATGGGTGCATAACAATTGCTTCTACATCTTGGTAACGATTAGTTACAACCTTTGCAATACCCTTAGCAATAGCAGTTAAACCGCCAGTTGCTGATGGAGTCGCGTCAGT